TGCCAGAGGTGCGAGGACTTCGAGGTTCCGGCTCACCGGCTCAGGTCCAGAGCAAGCTGCGGGTCGCGGCCAGTGCCGCCGTCCTCTTCGTCGAGCAGCGCTTCGAGCGCGCCGATCACCCAGCTTTCGAGGTAGATGCGAGGGTAGCTGCGGCGCACCCCTCCCTCGAAGCGCTCGCGCCGTGCGGCGTCGCGCCAGTACTCGGGCAGGTGACGAACCTCCCTCTCGGCGTCCTCGTCGGAGAGGATGCGGTCTGGGTCGATGCTGCCGCAGAGGGCGTAGCGGATGTCGGCGCTCTCGCCGTAGCTGGGCTTGCCGAACCCCGACGTGTGCTTCGGGCTTTCCTTGCAGCGCAGGCGGCGGATCAGGTTCGCGATGACCTTCTTCTCGGTTGCGGACATAGTCATGGGGCAGTTCCTTTCGTTGCGAGTTGCGGGGGCCAGTGTACACCAGCCCCCGACGATGTCAAGCGTCCTTCTCGTGCAGGTAGGCGCCGAGCCAGACGGCACCCTCGACCTGCGGCGAGTAGAACTCGATCCTGTACTCGGTCGAGATGTCGCCGGGGACGAGCCAGACGTTGAAGGGGTAGCCCATCTTCTTGAAGCTGTTGACCAGCTTGGCGACGTCATAGTCGACGCGCCACTCGGCGGCAGACGAGACGAAGAAGTGGTGGTCAGGACCCTTCTCGTAGTCCCTGCGGGTGGTAACCTTGAGAGCCATGTGTTTCTCCTTTCACTGGCGCCCCGCGCAACTCGCGCGAGGTGACACCAGTATACCAAACCGAGGGGGCGGGCACAAGCCACTACATCTTGTGGTCCGGCCCCTAAGCCCCTACGAGATAACGGGGATTGACTGCCCCCCTCGGTTTCTGTAGTCTTGTGGGGCAGAAAGGAGACTGCTCATGATCCTGCAATACCTCGGCGCCTTCGGCGACTATTACCACTTCCGGTGCAAGAACACGCACCTGACCTACACCTTCACCGCGCGGGAAATCGAAGAGTTCCTCGGCGAGTGGATCGACCTGATTGAGGGAGAGACCTATGCCTTCTGAGAACCGCGAACGCTATCTGAAGATGCGCGCGATCCGCGTGCCGAATGCGACGAAGGCCATCGGCCTCCTCGCCGCCTTCAGCCGGAGGCGCGACTACGAGGTCTCGCGCGAGGAGTTGCGCGAGATCATCAACGAGATCGAGCACGAGGTGCAGGTCCTCAAGGACACCTACGGCATTGTCGACGAGACGCCCGCCCCCTCGTTCACTCCCTCGGAGGAGCGGAACATCGAGCGCCTGCCGGTGCTGCCGGGAGACCGCGCAGACATCCGCGACGCAGTGCGCCGGATACAGGACGGAGACGTCCGTGGCGGTGTGAAGGACCTGCGCAAGGTCATCCTCGGATGGAAGGTGCCTGACGATGTCTGAGCAGTGGATCGTATATCAGCGCGCTCGCTGGGGGGACTTCCCCGGCGTGCCGCATAAGGCCGAGGTCGTGAAGGTCACGGCGAAGTGCGTCTTCATCAAATCCGGGGACTGGCGCGGTGAAGAGCGCCTGCGGGTGATCGACATCCGCTACCGCCTCTTCGACGACGAGATGGATGCGAACGAGTTTCTCGCTCGCTACTGGTCGCACGGCGAGGTCGAGAAGCTACGCGAGGCACACGCCAAGGCGCGTGACGCAGCGAGGGAGGCAACGCGCGCCTACCGCGCTGCGCAGACCGAGGCGGCCAAGGCCCTCTGGGGACTGCCGGACGATGCGTAAGCCCCGGAACCTCTACGAGTGGGAGGCGCTGCTCAGCGCCCTCGCTTGGCCGCTCGCCGTGATCCTGATCTCGATCTGGATCGCCATCTAATCTGGGTGGGGGCACCCAGCATCAAGAGGAGAAAACTGATGCGTGAACACCTTCTCATGAGCGCGGCCTTCGCCGCACTGATCCTGTCCGGCGGCCCTGCGCCTGCCGGGAACCTCGCCGCAGTCGGCCTCGACGACCCGGAGGTCGCAGCGCCTGCCTCGCATGAGGCGGCGGGGCAACCACCTGCAAACCAGAGGAGAATAGCCATGTTTGCAAAGAAGCCCACCTGCCCCTCGGATGATCCGCACTTCGCGGAGTACATCAACCACACCGTCGAACTGCTGACGATGGCCGAGGACCTTGTCCCCCTCGATAAGATCGTCCAGAGGGCACTTGATATGCGCTACGTCGGTGTGATCCCGCGTGTCGTATACACGCCGGAGGCAGCCGAGAACATGCTGCCCCGCCGCTACGAGGACAACCGCAAGCACACGCGCCCGAGCATCGAGGGCATGCGCTTCATGATGGAGAATGGCCTGTTCGGCCAGAGCGACAGCGCCCTGTCGATCACGACTGAGGGCGTCATCATCAACGGCAATGGTCGGACCACCGTCTTGGCCGAGTGCAGCCCCGACGTCGAGATCGAGATCGACGTCAAGTTCGGCATGAGCCTCGACGACTACCGCAACATGGATCAGGGCCTCGTCCGTAAGGTGAAGGACCTCGTCTCCAACAACAAGGACCTCGCAAGTGCGGCGCGTATCTGCATCATCCACACGGACGGCATCCAGCACCCTGCGAAGCGTTACATCATCGAGAGCATGGAGGACCCGAAGAGCGCAGCGCTGCTGGCCGACGCCGAGGTGATCTACCGCAAGGCCAAGACGGTCGATAACCGTCCACCAAGAGCCACTCCAACGAGACGCGCGTCCTGAAGCTGATCTTCGAGGCTTACGAGGCCCTCCTCGATAGCCGGGCGGGTGCAGACCTGCAGGATCGTGCTCAGAAGCGTCGCGGGGTGCTGCCCAATGCTCGCTGATGTCCCTCTGAAGGACCTCGTTACTCCGGCTGGCCGCATGCGCCAGCCGGATGAGGCGAAGGTCAAGGCACTGGCCGAGAGCATGGAGCAGATCGGCCAGATTGTCCCCATCATTGTAACTGTCGAGGAACTCGGCCCCCCGATGGTCTACAGCATCGTCGCCGGTGTCCACCGCGTGGAGGCTGCCCGCCTGCTGGGCTGGGAGAAGATCACCACGATAGAGGCTGGTGCAGATGAGATCACTTGCCAGATCATGGAGATCGACGAGAACCTGATGCGCAACGACCTTTCGAAGGCCGAGCGTGCGCAGCACCTAAAACGGCGGAAGGAACTCTGGGAGCAGAAGAAGCAGGCAGAAGAGGGACAGGTGGCTGACATGTCAGCCAGCAGTCTCAGCGATGGCCGCAAGAAGGGGCCGCAGCACGAGCAGGGTTTCGCCGCTGAGACCGCCACATCGACAGGGCTGTCCAAAGCGTCGATCAATCAGGAGATCGCCAAGGCCGAGAAGATCGACGACGCCGTGTTGGCCGAGGCCGCTGAGCAAAAGCTGTCGGGCCGGGCGCTGGATCGCATCGCCAAGGCCGATGATCAGAAGGCTGCGCTACAGGAGGAGATCGGCTTCAAGTCTGCTCGCCCGAAGCCGACGATCAGCCGCGAGGACAGGGCGCGGGCTGCCCTGCTCCGCGCCCTCGCCGATGCCATTGAGGTCCTCGACTTGGACGAGGTAAAGACGATCTGCAAGGAGGCCACGGAATGATCTGCCAGACCTGCCACGGTAACGGCTTCCTTACGCCGCCCATCCGCACCGCCGCAGACCAGTTCGTCCCCTGCCCGACCCATTACAGGTCGGGCGTCGACCACTGCTGCGACGGAGACCAGCCCTCGCCCCGCGACGAGATCAACACGCATCCCCGGCGCATGGTCCTGCGGAGGGACAGCGATGTCTGAACTCTACGACCTCAGCTACGAACTCGCCGACAAGGGGATGGAGTGGCAGATACCGATGGCGGGCAAGCGGCCCGGCATCAAGGGTCTGGGCTATCCCGGCACTGCCGATCCTGCTGAATTGGCCGAGCACTTCGAGGTCAGCCACATTGATGGCGTCGCAGTCGCCATGCTCCCGAACGCCCTCCTCGGCTACGACATCGACCCCGCCGACTGCACGCCCGAGCAGTGGGAGCGCGCCGACGCATGGATACAGGAGCACCTCCAGCCCCTGATCGAGGCGGGCGCATGGGTCCAGCACTCGATGCGCGACGAGGGCTACCACGTCGTCCTATCGCACCCCGGCGAGGGCGTCTACATCCCCGCCCAGATCATGCCCGGCATCACGATGCGGAACCGGAACTACATCCGCATCTACGACACGAGCCAGATGAAGACGTTCATCGCCGACCTGCCCGTCCCGCCGGTCGAGGCGTACACGCAGGTCGAGGGCATGTCTGGCCGCCGTGGCGGCTCTGGCGTCGCCGAGTGGGACGCCGCAGTCGAGGTCCTGCGCACCGACGGCAAGACGGGCGGGCGCCACGATGCAGTGAACTCGCTCGCCCTCCACATCATGCGCCAGAACCCCGACCTCGGGCTGGAGGATGCGGCGCGCGAACTGGTCTCGCTGATCGAGGAAGTCATGCCCGCCAGCAGGCGGCGCGACGAACTCTGCGAGATCGCCTTCGAGCCGGACAGCGAGATCGTCCGCTGCTTCCGCCCCCTTATGCCCGGCGGCCAGAAGAGGAACATCGTCCAAGGTGGAGACGTAGCGCAGGAGCGCCTCGCCAATCTGCTGGCCGAGAAGTTCGCAGGTGTGACGCCCTTCGTCGATCAGGAACGTGCCGCAGTGATCAATAAGAAGATCAGGGAGGAGGAGAGGATCACCACGGCTATCGAAAGCACGACAGGCTGGGCCTCCATCTCGACGAACGGCCAGATCGAGGCATCCCACCAGCCGAGCATCCAGTGGATCGTCGAGAACCTGATCCCCGAGAGGAACCTGATCGGCCTTGCAGGGCCGTCTGGCGCAGGCAAGACGCGCTGGGTATCCGCTCTGGTGGCTGCGCTCTCAGCGGGCGCTACGGATGCCATGGGGTTGCCTCCGTGTAATCCGACTAAGGTCCTCTACATCGCCAACGAGGAGCGTGTCAGCGACGTCTACCGCAGGATCAAGGCGGCGTGCCGCAGTCTCGCTATAGGCGATGGACTGGAGCACCACATCAAAGGTAAGAACAGCGGGCTGCTGAGGCTGATTGAAGGCGAAGAGGAGAACGAGGAGGAGATTGATCGCATCATCGCCTACGTCGCAGGATACGGTATCAAGGTGGTGATCTTTGACCCGTTCGTGACGCTCGGCGCGGAGGATGAGAACAGCGCAGCCGACGTCTCGCGCCTCATCCGCATCATGCAGCGGATCATCGAGACGACGGGCGCGGCGGTCATGTTCGTCCACCACACACCCAAAGGTAATGAGGCGGAGGACATGCGCGGAGACAGTTCTGCCTTCCGTGGCAGTGGGGGCATCTACTCGGCCCTCGATCTGGCTGTGACACTCTTCCCCTACGTCCCCAGTAGCTTCTATGCTCCGCAGAAGGGGAAGGGCATGCGCCGCAGGCTGCGCGACGCAATCGCAAGGGGCGAGGTTGCAAAGCACATCGTCCTCGACCCTGCCAAGGAGAGGGAGAACATACCGCTCCCGCCCCTGATCCATCGTCTGGACAGCGTCGCAGTGAACGAGGACGATCAGATGATTGGCGCTATCTCGGAGCCTCGCAGCGCCTCGCTTGTCGACGTCGAACTTACCGAGGCGGTTAGTGGCACGGAGGACCTTGCAGAGAAACTGGGTGGAAGTGAGAAGTCTGGAGGAGATTGGCTCAGCCGTCTCCTGAAAGCCTACGGTCACGGGAGGCATCTGCTCTCACTCGATCACCTGAATGAGGTCATGAAGGGCGCCGACTGGAAGCCCGCGACGCGCTGGGACAGGGGGCAGGCTCACGTCCTGAAGGAGGCCCTCAAAGCCGTCGTCAGGAGGGACGGAAACACCTTCCAGATCATTAAGGACGGCGCCGGGAATAACACCGTCTACAGGCTCATAATTGGGAGTGAAACCGTTGACACCTGACAACGCGTTGACGTCAACGCGTCAACGGGCATTCAACGATTTCAATGGGTTACCGTTGACGCGCGTCAACGAAGTGTCAACGGTTTATCCAACGATTTCAATGTTTTGTCACGTTGACACCCCCTTATACTACGTATACCCCCGGCGTCGTCAACGTCAACGCCGGGTATACGAGTATCGAAGCGAGTTTTGAAGGTCGCCGCAGTGGCGACACAGGGGCGGAAGACGTCCACAACATGAAGGAGAACGACATGACTGAGATTGACGGGATGAACGGCGTCGACACCGACAACGAGCGCGGTCACTGGATGACTGTCGGCGACGGCGTGCGCTACTCGCGCTTCTATCCGCTCGACCCGCGCCCCGAGGAGATCAACCTCGGGATCATCGCACATCACCTGAGCCAGTTGTGCCGCTTCACCGGCGCGACGTCGCGCTTCTACTCCATCGCGGAGCACAGCGTCCTCGTCTCGTCGAAGATGTGGGAAGAGAGCGGCGACCCCTACATGGGCGCCATCGGTCTGCTGCACGATGCGACCGAAGCCATCGTCAACGACATCAACCGGCCCTTGAAGACGACCGAAGAGATGGCGATCTACAAGCAGATCGAGCAGCGCATCTGGACGGACTGCATCGCACCGCGCTTCGGCCTGCCCAAGGAGATGCCTGCGCTGCTCCACGAGGTTGACATTCGCATGTGCGCGACTGAAAAGCGCGATCTCATGCCGGGCAGCGAGGAGTGGGTCAACATGCCTGAACCCTACGAGGACATCTCACTGGTGCAGTGGGTCTCACCCGAGACGGGCAAGCGCGCCTTCCTCGCGCAGTTTCACCAGATCATGGAGGCGCTCGATGCTTAGGATCGGGATCGACCCCGGCTTCAAGGGGGGCCTCGCGGCCCTCCGCCCAGACGGATCGCTGATGGACGGGATCAGGATGCCGGTGACCTCGATCCGCAAGCGCGAGGTGATCGACACGAAAGCGTTGACGCGGTGGCTGCAGACCCTGTACGACCATGTGAGCGACGTCGAGATCGTGATCGAGGCCGTCCACTCCATGCCGAAGCAGGGCGTCGCGAGCACCTTCAAGTTCGGGAGGGCGGCAGGAGCGGTCGAGGCGTGGGCGATGGTCATGGCGAGCGGGCCGCTCGTCTTCGTGACGCCCAAGAAGTGGAAGGGGGACATGCAGGTGACGAGGGACAAACGCGGATCGCTGGCACTGGCCGCTGAGTTGTGGCCGACGCCGCCCGCACACATCGACTGGGACATCCTCCGCAACGACGGTATCGCAGAGGCTGCGCTGATCGCTGAGCACCGTCGCACGTTCGGATAGGTCAACATGGCTGACCAAGATAAGAAAACTGCTGGAAAGACGCAGAAGTTCAATCTGCCCACCGATGAACACGGCAACGTGATCCCCGGTCCCGGTCGCCCGAAGGGGGCCGTGAACAAGGTCACTGCGGCGATGCAGGACATGGTCTCAGGGACCATGGACATCAGGGGCGAGGAGTTGCAGGACGACATCCGCAACCGCATCAAGCGGCGCAAGGGGAAGACTGCGACACCGGCTGAGCAGCGCCTGCTCGACTTGCCTCCGGCGATGTGCTACCTCGTCCACATGAGCCGCGACCACCCGCAGCAGTTCGCTCCGCTGGTCGCCAAGCTGATGCCCGCTAAGATCGACATTGACGTCGTCCTGCAGGCTGATGCATTGATGGAGAAGGTCAACGAACGTCGGACGCAGCTTCGCGATCTCAGGTCGGAGGTGCTCGAAGGCGTCGCAGTCGAGGTGGAGGAAGACTGATGAACGGAGCCTATGTGAAGAAATCGCACGAGTGGATCGCGCCGCCTCCGGGGCAGGGTCGCGAGCGTATGTGCAAGCACTGCGGAGCACGCATCTCCGCAGGCAAGGACACCGAGTGCGGCGGCGTAGACGCACCCGATGCAGTTCAGCCCACCGAGGCTGAGTACGACGCCTACGCACACATCTGACCAGAGGAGAAAACCAGATGTCCTACATGCAGATCAAGTCGCTCTATGGCGACGGACAGCACCTCATCGTCGATGCGATGTGCATCACGTCGGTGGCGCCGCGCTACGTCGCCGATGAGAGCGGCAAGCCCTACATCGAGGGCACGCTGATGATGCTCGACAGCGGCGACATGATGTCCTGCGCAGACAACCACGTCGACGTGCAGGCTGCCGTCGAGCGCATCACGCAGCGTCCCATCATCCCCGTGAAGGTGGTCTGATGGCACTGGGCATCGCAGTGCTCCGGCGCAGGGTGCCCGACGACAAGAAGCCCTTGCGGTACTGGCGCATTCAGGAGGCGATCTCCGAGGCCAACCGTAAGGGCCAACACCACCGTGAGCGTGCGTTGCTCAGGCAGCAGCGCACCGTGCTAGAGGAGGCACTCGATGATTGACTTCACCGGACTGGGCCAGTCACTGCGGCTCGACGCCCTGCTGACGCACCTGATGGGCATCAAGCAGAAGCAGCGTGGCGATGGCTGGCATCGCGCCCAGAAGCGCCTGCGCGAGAAGAGGGCGGCAAACGCACTGATCCCCTCAAACGAGCGGCCCACGCGGCAGCGTGATCGCTACATCCGCCGCGCCCTCGCCAAGAAGGGGCGGATCGAGGACATGCGCAACTACCGCAAGACGCCCGGAGGCCCTGCGATGCGCCCGTCGTGGAGGGAGTACTATGCGCCTGCCTAAGCTGCATCCCGTGGCCCGGTGGCGTCACCACCTCCGGGTCGCAGCCAAGTGCAAGATGGAGGGCCAGCCCGAGTACGACTACGACAGGGCACTGGCTCTCCAGAACGCGGAGCGCGCCGTCCGTGCGTGGCGCAGGGAGAACATCCGTGCAGTTTGATGCCGTCGCACAAGAGCGCCTCCAGATCGAGGTGGCGAAGTTCTACGACGACCCGCTCGGCTTCGTCCTCTGGAACTACCCGTGGGGGACTGGCTCCCTCACGGGCCGCAAGCCTCAGCGCTGGCAGGTGGAGTTCCTCCTCGACGTCGGCGAACAGGTACGCAAGAATGGCTTCGATGGCATCCACGCCGTCGAGGCTCTTCGCTATTCGACGGCCTCCGGCCACGGCATCGGCAAGTCTGCACTGGTGGCATGGCTGATCGACTGGATACAGAGCACGCGCCCCATGTCCAAGGGCGTCGTCACCGCCAACACGGGTGAGCAGCTTCGCACGAAGACGTGGTCGGAGTTGGCGAAGTGGCATGGCATGGGCCTCACCGGCCAGTGGTTCACCCTGACCTCTGGCTCAGGCTCGATGAGCCGCTATCACAAGGCATACCGCGAACAGTGGCGCGTCGACGCCCAGACCTGCCGGGAAGAGAACTCGGAAGCGTTCGCCGGTCTACACGCTGCGTCCTCGACGCCGTTCTACATCTTCGACGAGGCATCAGCCGTCCCCGACAAGATATTCGAGGTTCGGGAGGGCGGGCTTACCGATGGCGAGCCGATGGTCTTCGACTTCGGCAACCCGACGCGGAACACGGGCCGCTTCTTCATGAACATGAAGGGCAAGTTCCGCCATCGCTACCGCAGGCGCCACATCAACTCCGAGGACGTCGAGCAGACCAACAAGGAACTGTTCAAGCAGTGGGAAGAGGACTATGGCCGCGACAGCGACTTCTACCGCGTCCGTGTGCTCGGCCAGTTCCCCGAGGCTGGATCGCTGCAGTTCATCCCCATGAGCCTCTACGACCAGAACGTCGAGCGCGACGTCTACGTCGGGCCGCACGATCCCCTCATCATGGGCGTCGATGTCGCACGCTTCGGCGATGACAGGTCCGTGATCTGGATGCGCCACGGTCGCGACTGCAGCGTCCCCGGCCACAAGGTCTACCATCACGCCGATACGATGCACATCGCAGGTGAGGTGGCGCGCTACGCGAAGGAGTACCGGCCCGATGCAGTCTTCATCGACGGCGGCGGCGTGGGCGGCGGCGTGATCGACCGTGCTCGCCAGCTTGGCGTCGACGTGATCGAGATCGACTTCGGAGGGAAGCCCTACAATCAGCACCGCTACAAGGACAGGCGCGCTGAGATGTGGGGCCGCATGCGCGATGCGCTGAAGGAGGGCGTCAGGCTCCCCGACGAGGAGGACCTGCGCACCGACCTGACCTCGGTTGAGTACGGCTACACGTCGAGCGGCACGAAGATACAGCTTGAGCGGAAAGAGGACATGAAGAAGCGCGGTCTCGCATCGCCGGACCTTGCCGATGCCCTCGCCCTGACATACGTCGAGGACGTGGTGCCGAACAGGCCGGGTCTCAAAGGGGACGAGCACACCACAACCAACAGCACCTACGACCCCTTCGACCTCTGATCGGCACCACACAGAAACAGGTTGACGAGGGGGCGGGCCGTACCCCATATTGTGCGGAACACCCCGTCAAGGGGGCAGATGAGGTGGGCAGATGGGCTTTTTCGGCGATCTAGGTAATGCGGCGCGCGACTTCGGTCGCTCTGTCTCAGAGGCGTTCGGCGGTGGCGGAGTGACCGCAGGTTCTGGCCGCAGCAACATGAGTTCGTACCGCGCCAACGAAGACGGCACCGCCACCATCACCAGCACGCGCACGCGGCGCGACAGCGAAGGGG